TAAAATTTTATTTGATATAATAGCATTTTATGCAATATGATAAGTTGATATATTCTTTTAGGTGATGTTTATGACGGTTTATCCATATATGACAATGACAAGCTCAACCAAAGAGATGCCATACTTATCGCAAGAACGGCCACACTATCAATCTTATGGTATCAGTGGAACATCCATTCAAGGCGGCTACATCACAGGGAAAGAACAAAACCCAGCTTTATCAGGTCGTTCATGGACGAGAGAAGCTGAAGATATGTTGGCAACTGATCCAATCATCAGACGGTCTTGGAGCTTGGTTAAGCAGACTCTATTGTCAGCAAAATGGGAATTTAAAGCTGGACGAGATGGTGATCAAACAAGTGAAGAGCTTGCACGATTTGCAAACGAGGCTTTTGGCTTTAAGAGTTATCCAGGTATGATGGAGATCAGCTTTGAGGATCAACTAAATTATCTTTTAGAATTCATTCCACATGGCTGGAGATATGCAGAAGAAATTTACTGCGTTGCTAAAGACTCAATAGGCAAAGAGAAAGTATTTTTAAAACGATATGCTGATCGTGAGCCTTCATCTCATCAGCAATGGCTTTCAGTGGATAAACAAAATTTAGATGGTGTTATTCAAATCATGGTTGGCGGTGTTACTCCTGAACCTATTCCAGCATCAAAGCTTTTGCTATTAACTCTCAATCGCACTGGCTCAAATTTTGAAGGTATCGGACTTTTGCGTCCTTGTTGGTGGTGGTGGAAAGAGAAGCAGAGAGCGGCAACACTCATGGCAATTGGCCTTGAGAAATGGGCTGTGCCAACTCCACTGATCAAGGTCGATAGACAAGCGATCGAGCAGATGGGCATCTCAAATGGTGATGTTGATGCGATGGTCAATGAAGCTCAAGCACAAGCTCAAGCCTATGTAGTGCAAGAGCAAAGTTATCTAGTAGAAAATAATATTGTTTCTTTTGATACCTATGGAGGATCATCAGGCTTTGATGCTAGCGGTGCTCTAAAAGTTATTCAAGAATGTGACAATCAAATCTCTCAAGCTTTCATGGCTCAATTTATGAATTTGGGAATTTCCGACAGTGGATCAAGATCAGTCGGTGAAGTGCATCTATCTGTATTCAGAAGAGCATGTATCAATTTTCTTGACTTGGTAGCCAGTGCAATCAGTGGGCAAGATAGACGAGGGGGCGGAACTATTGGCCGTCTTATTCGTTGGAATTATGGAAACATTGAAGCAACTAAATTGCCTCGCTTGGTGCATAGTGGTCTTGATACTGATGCACTTGCTGAAGCTCTTGCTAGCTTGCCTTCATTGGTACAAGCTCAATTATTGACGCCTGATGATGATCTTGAGAGAGCAATCAGACAAAAGATCGGAGCTGGTCAATTGCCAATTGAAGCAACTAGAACGGCTCAAGATCGTGCTGTTGCACAAAATCCAGCTTTAGCTATGGCTGAAAGATTGAGAGCAATCAGATGAATGAAAAGCAAATCTCTTTAGCAAAACAAAGGCTGATGAATAGGCGATTTAATGCTTATCTCAATGCACCTAAAAAGTATGATGGAATAGATTTTACTCCACCTCAAGGGGCAAGAGATGCAGCAATCAGAGCATTAAAGAAACGAGCTGAGCAACCACCTTCAAAGCGTGGGATGACAGCCGTTGGGATTGCAAGAGCAAGAGATTTATCTAACGGCGTTACCTTATCACCTGATACCATTAAAAGAATGGTGGCTTATTTTACTAGACATGAAGTCGACAAGCAAGGCTCAACATGGGCTGAATATGGTAAAGGTCGACAAGCTTGGGATGGTTGGGGCGGTGATGCAGGTTATACTTGGGCAAAGAAAATTTTAGCACAAATGGAGAGAGCTGATGAGAAAGAAAAAGCATTGTCGGAATCTTCCTTGTCGTCCTCCAATCGTACTGACATTAAGATATTTAGAGAAAGAATCAGGTTGGGAGAAATTGCTTTATATCCAGGATCAGACATTAAGGTGCTTTCTGTTGGTAAGGTCAACAGTCGCATCAATGGGAAGACGATTCAAGATGTCACGCCTTCGATCCTTGCTGAGATCGTAAGAGTATTCAAGGCAAGACTCAATGAAGATCCAGTCATCATTGATTGGAATCATCAATCATCTCCCTTTATGGATAACGGGCCAACTGATCCATCTCAATCTATGGCATATGGTGAAATCTCTGATGTATATGTAAAAGATGATGCACTTTATGTAAAACCTCTATATACTCAAGCAGGTCTCGATCTAGTGAAAGCTAGCGAAGGCGTTTTATATCCATCACCTGAATTTTTAGTTGGTGATATTTATGCAAGGGAAGATGATCCAAAGCCAATAGGTTTTGCTCAACTTCAAGCTGTCACCTTGACGGCTAGACCAGCTCAATCTAAAAATAAAATCAGTCGTGTTTTACTCATGGAGAACATAATGAATCCAGAAGAATTAAAGGCTATGACAGCTGATCAACTCGTGGCTTTAGTGCTAGAAAAAGATCAACTAGTCAAGCAACTAGAAGCTCAGTTGGAAGGCGTCAAGTCAGAAAATGATGAGCTTACTAAAGACGAATCAGAAGGCGAGATCGAGATTTCACTTGAAGGCGAATATGCCAAAAAAGATGAAAAAAAGATGATGGCTGAAGAAGATAAAAAGATGATGGAAGATGAAAAGAAAATGTCTGAAGCCACCGCTTTATCTGAAAAGGCACAAGCCAAACTGATGAATGAGCTACATGCACAAGTCACTTCTTTGTCTGAACAAGTCAAGACCTTACAAGCTGAAAAGCATCAAGCTGAAAGAAAGCTTGTTGTTGACGGCTTGCTTAACACTGGCAAGATTGCACCTAGTGAAATTTCAGCCGTTGAATCAGCCTATGATATCAAGGATAAATTTCCAGCTATTTGGCAATCATTCAGCGAAAGAAAAGCAAATCAAGCGATCAACCTTTCTGAAAAGGGACATGCTAGCACCGCTCAAGAGATCAGCTTTATTGATCAAGTGAATGAAATTAAAAAGACAAAAGGCATCACATTTTCAGAAGCTTTAAATGTGATGAGATCCGAACAACCTGATGCTTACATCAAACATTTCAAAGGATAATAATCATGAGCTTAAATAATCATGCTATCTATAAGACCTTTATCGCATCTGCATCTATCACCGCTTTGACCTTGGTCAAACAAGATAGTGATGCAAAAGTAACTCCATGCACCGCGTCAACTGATACACCTATTGGCGTTGCTCAAATTTCTGGTGCAAGTGGCGATGCTATCAATGTATGCGTCAGCGGCATTTCTCGTGTTGTTGCTGGTGGTACTATCACATCAGGCACTCACTTTTTTGTTATGCCTGGTCTTGCTGGCAAAGTGTATGCTTATGACGGCACAGGCGAAGGCGTTCAAAAAATTGCAGGTCAATATCTTCCAAATGTTGCAAATCCTGTAGCAAGCGCAAATGAAGAAATCGAAATCCTTGTTAAAGTATCCTTAGGAGTCTAATCAAATGGCAAATCCAAGTTATAGCAACATCCATCCAGTCAATGACATTCTCAGAAATCTTGCGATCGAAGCAATCCCAAGTGATGGACAACTGATCGCTGATCAAGTTATCGAAGCTGTTGATGTTAAGGCAATCGGTCCAACAGGCACTCTCTTGATCGAAGAAACTCGCAATTTCATGGGATCCCCCGATGTTGATGCACAAAGAGCACCAGGTGCAGACCGTCAACGCATCGGAAATTTTGATCGTTCAAGCACAACCTTCTCAGCTAAAATCTATTCTTTATCTGATGAAATTGCTCTTGAAGATATCAAGTATTCTCAATATCCAGGCAATGAAGAACAACGATCTTTCCGTAAAGTGCAAAGATCAATGCTCTTAAATCGTGAAGCTCGTTTAGCAAATCTTCTGTTTGGTGCTTCAAATTGGGGTAGCTATACATCAGCACTTGCCTCTTTAGGTAGTGGCTCAAATGGTACTCAATGGAATCAAGCAGGTGCTGAGCCTTTAACCGATCTTCATGCTTTGCTCGATGTTATTCGTGCAAACAGCCATGGCATCAATCCCGACACTTTAGTTTTAGGTTATGGTGCTTTGCGTGCTTTAGCTAGAAATGCAGAAGTACGAGGCTTTTTCACTGCTGGTAGTACTCCATCAGGTACAGCATCAGGCAATCGCTTGATGAAAGATGACATGGTGATTTCTGTTCTCAAAGAAGTTTTAGGCATCCCAAATGTACATGTTGGTCAAGCTCGTAAAGAA